CGGTCGAAAATACGCACTCCAGGTTGAGCACCTTTCGCCTTGCGTGCCTTGCGCTCCGCATCGTTTAGGTTCTCAACGCTGATTATATAGTCGTATAGGTTGCCAATGCGTTTCATGCGTCCTTTGCTTTTCGTTTTGGTCTTCTTCGCTCATGCTACCAAAGCCCTACTATCAAAGTGTTGTCTTTTGCCTAACGGGGCTGACCCGTTATCATGCAGCCAATGGCCGCTTTTGTGGCAAGGTTTACGGTCGGTTTGCAGTCTGTGGCATTGCTGCCAGGCTGCACGCATTTTATTGTAGTTTCTACTTGAAAAGTATAGCCGAGAGCCAATATTCGCATTCGTATTCGAGGGCGCGTTATTCGTGTTCGCATACAGAAAGCCGCAATTCGCACCATTGTTCGCATTGCCGCCGAAAAAGACCCCGTCCAACCGTACAACCTTTTTATTTTTCATACTTGAACCATTTTTGCGGTGGGCGTGGGGAGCGGCTTGCGCCGCACCCCGTTTTCCGCGCTCCGCGTTCTGCCCGTCGCTCTAATTCTCATCGGTCGCATTACATTAAGCGGTTGCCGGTATAAAGCAAAGCCGAGAGCCAATATACGCACACGTATACGAGGGCGCGTTAGTCGTGTTCGCAGACAGAAAGCCGCAATGCGCACCATGGCACGCAAGGCCGCCGAAAAAGACCCCGTGAACTGTGTTGGCTGGTTGGGTGCTGGTATTGTGATAGTAGTAATCACAAAAATAGGTGGTTGAACTTCCACCGAGTTTCTTCGGCATAATGTCGCCGGTGGCACCAAAGCAAATTTCATTCACATAGCCATTGCCGGTGCTTTCAAGCGGCAAAGGACCAATGGCCTTGTAGGAACTGTTAAGCGAACTTGCATACTGCGTGGGGTCGTCGCTCACATACAACATACATTGGTTGTCATAGTCGCTGTCTTCGTAGCGAACCAATATGCCGTCCGTCCATTTCCAAATATGGGCAAACGGGTTTTCAACGCCTCGGTAGCTGTTCACATAAACAACCGTGTCGTTTGTGTCGTATGTACCGGCTTTCAGCGTGTAGGCCGCTTCGCCGCTGGCGTTGCCCAAAATGTTTGCCGACAACGTGGCTTGTGTGTTGGCATCGTCATTGTCGCTGAAACCCTTAACGGTAACGCCGCACGGCACAACGGGGTTGTAACCGCTGTATGCACTCCACTTGGCATCTGCAAGTGTGCTAACGCCGTTGCCTAAACCGCCCTGGTGGTAGCCCTCGGCGGTAAGTGTGGCGTTAAAAGCTGCCTGGCTGTTCAATGTGGCATACTCAACCACAAACAACCACCACAAATGCTTCTGCACCTCGTAGGTGTTGCACTGCCAACCAGTACCACGGTTATGCGCATAGGTGCGGAAATTGGCAAGTGAAAGCGACGTGCGCGGTCTGCCAAGCATATTTGCGTGGCTGGCGGTTGCGCTGCCGCTTCCACCGGCGAAACCGCTTGCCCAATTAATCACGCTGGAAAGTTTGTTGCCGCTCTGCTGCACCGTGGCTTCAACGGCACTGACGTACTTTTTGCGCCAAAGCGTGAAACCTGGTAATGCTTGCTGGCTCATCATCACATAATAATATGTGCTGTCTTCCTCAAACTTAAAATAAGTGTCGGGAATTTCCACCATGATTTGCCCGTCGGTTCCGTCAAGCACGGCGGCTGCGCCGCTGTCTTTCTTGGTGCTGTCGGCATAATGCAGGTAATAGTTTACGGTGCCATCATCTTTGAGAATGCACCGTTTCATTGCGCTTTGTATCGGCAACGAGGCGTGTAGGCTGGCCGCTCCGTCGCCGTTAATGCGCGTTACTCGCTGGCTCTCGCTGCTTACGGAGCCTTTGGCAATCTTCACGCCGTACCATTGGTTGTACGGGTTCTTTGGTGAAGTATTACCGATTCCAATAAGTAAACCCATAATCTTGTTTGTTTAGCACCCCCACTTTAGGTTAGGGGCAATTTGACCATTCTGTTTAATCTCGCGCACAATTTCGGGGTTCCAGCCCGTTTCAAAGCGCGTGGCAATGTAGGTGCCTTGCTCCATATCCCACAAATTCACTTCCAGCGTTACGGCTGTTTCACCGTCATTCTTGATGTTGAACGGCACGCCGTCAACACTGAAATTCTTTGTGGCAAGGTCGGTAACAATGCCCATTTTTGAAATCTGCGCGGATACTGCCGCGCCCATTCTCGTTGTGTCCATTGTCTTGAATTTTTGTGCAAAAGTACAACTTTTGCGGATTATTATAATACGTTTTCGGTTTAAGTTTTTGAATAGTTATTGCAGTGGGCTTGGCACGGGTAATTCGTCATAGGATGGCGCATCGGGTCTAACCTGGCAACTGTATTCTTTCGTTATTGGGTTAAATGTACATTCCCCCCTGCCGCTGTTGCCAATAATAAGGTTGGCTTTTTGCGTGTCGCTGATTAGCTTCGTGCCGCTGATTGAATTGCTGTTTAATGTGTTAATCAAGTTGTTAATGGTGGCTTTGTAAGTGTTGTCAAACATAGTCTGTACGGCTTCCATGCTTGCCACAAGTTCATTAATCTTGTACATCACCGTATTTGGTGTATTAATGGAACCTACAGACGTTTTTAGGTCGCTGGTATCTTTCACAAGTCCACCGTTTGCATCACCCACTATTTTTCTCATGCCTCCGGCGGCTGTAGGCGAAACACCCAAAATGGTTTGTATGTCAGTATCATTGTTGTTGGCATCTTTGAAATTGAATGCCCCAGTTTCGCTGCCGGTAAAGAACTTGCGCAACGTGCGTGCCGACACTATCTCGTCGGCAAGTGAATAGGTGGTTGCATTGTTTCGCCGTATCTTCGTTGCGCCCTCAATGTAGCCACTGATAAGGTTCAACAACGTATTGCCGTTGCCGTCCTTTATCAGTCCGTTTATAATATCCAGGCGCGTTGCTCCTTTGCTGTCCTTTAATTGGCCGTCTTCCATATAGGCTTCACCAATGCTGCGTTCAAAAGTGCGCCCATTGCCGCCGTCTGCGCTCACTGTGCCAATCTTTATGCAACTCTCGGCAATGCTGGATTCTTCGCCGTCCTTTATAACGGCATAACCCAATGTGCCGTCTTCCTTTACGTCCGCGTATATGTGGTATGCCTTATCAGTCTCATACTCCCCGTTTGAAAAGTCAAAATCGGTTTCCGTCGCCAGTTCCCATTCTGCCACCGAGTAACCGAGTTTGGCACGGGTGTAGGCATCATGCAGCACAAAGTCTTTCATGTGCAATTTGCCGCTTTCAAATTCGACTGTGCCGCTGAAATGGCGGTTGGAAAACGACCCGTTATTAATGAACCGTTCAAGCACTTGTATATTGGCAATGCGCTGGGCAAGTTCGGCAACAAACATGGCTTGTGTCAGTGTGCCGCTGGCAACAACCGACGGGCGCAAATGGTTGTTGTTGTCTATAATATACCCAATGCGCGTAGAATTGGCATTGCCCAACGCCACGCCCTCGGTTCCCAAACCAAACGCACGGTAGGCAACGGCTACTTGGTTGGCTTCCGCTGCCATGTGTGCCGGTTCGTCAAGTTTGAAACGCCGTATAATGTCGGGTATCACATACGTTCTGCGCCGGAAACGGTATTGCGCACGGTGTAGGTTCGTTTCGGAAATCTTCAACGTGTAGGCATATTCTTTGGTAAGGTTGCGCGAAAACTGCACAATGCGGAATTGCTTTTGCGTGAACCCCAATGCCGTGTCGGTAACTGTTATTTTGTCGCCAATATGGAACACAACGCCGTCGGTAATGCCCATTTCCGCTGCCAGGTCTTTGACAAACATCTGCGAAAGGGTCATTGTGTATTCAACTGCCGGTGCGCAATGCTTGTTGTACCAATCGGCGGCGGCGGTCTGCAATGTGTTCTGTGCCGCCGTTATGTAGCTGCTTGGCAAAACAATGTCGGTGATGATATACTCATCACCCACGGCAATGCGGAAAGCGTTGTTGTCGTGGCTGGGGAATACATAGTTGTTTTCGTCTTTCAGCGCGTTAATCTTGAATTTGCCAATAACGGTGTTGCCGCTCTTGTAGGTAAATTCGGAAATGTCGAGGTCGTAACCTGCCAACTGCCCCGTGTTGAAATGCACCTTTGCCGTGGTTCCGGCAATCAGCCACTTTGTGTTGCCCTGCCCGTCCTTTTCGTTGAGGTCAAACATGGTGTTGTCGAAAAATACAAGTTCGCTGTTGGCATCAATGGCTGTAACGGTGCCGACACGGTTCGGGTAAATGTCTTCAAAAACCTTTGTGCGCTCAATCAGTCCGTATGCGGCAACGGCGGCTGGGGCTTGCAAATAGCTGTTGTTCTTTGTCGGGTTGTTCGTGGTTGTCTCGCCAACGGCTTTGTATGCCAGGCATAGGCGCGGCGACTGGCGGCTGTTGAAATACGAATTGGGAATATTGTTGCTGCCGCCGTAAAAGTATATGCGCGTGCCAAAATCGGGGTCATTCACGCCGTTGCGCTGCAACTCATACAAACCGCCGACCCTGCCGTACATAAATTCATAGTCAATGGTGCCGCCAATCTCGGTGTAAAAGTTCAGCACATGGGCTGTGCCGCTGACTCCGATGGCAAACTCAACTTCCCATTCCTCGCACACCTGCTGCATCACGTCAAGACAATTAGTGTCCGTAAATGCCAGTGTCTTTGTCTCGGTGTCTGCCGGTACGCTGCCCAACGTCCATGTGCCGTTGCCGTACAACCTCACCAAATTGAAAACAAGCAACGTGGCAAAGTCGGCCAGGTCGCCGGTGTAGGTGTCGTTAATGGCACTGAACGGCATTTGCCAGTTCACATTCAGCAAATAGTATTGTTCGCCCTCAAATGTACACTTGTAGACGTACTTTCTTTCGCTGTTCTTGGTTACTTTGGGCAATTCATTCATGGTGTAGGTCTTCCCGTACACCGTTATTTTGTCGCCCAGCGCAAACGGCAACGGCGTGGTGGATTGTACGTCCACCGTTGCCGTGTCGTTTGCGTTGAGTTCAACATTCTGCGTGGCGGCTGTAATGCCCCAAACCTCGCTGCCCTTGTGTGCCAGGTTAAAGGATGTGCCGTCGCGGTGGGTTACTGTTAAAATTTGTTCCATACGACAATGCCGTCCGTTTCAAAGTCGGTCAAATACTCATCGTCAATAATGCCGCTGATGATGGCATAGAACACGCCGTTGGTGCTGTATGTGTGCTTCAATGCCGTGGAATTGCTTGTGTGGTCGCCATAAACATTATGCGTAAATGTACCGTCGCCCCAGGCAATAGTGAGGACGTTGCCGCCGTCGGTGTTCAGCTTTATTGTGTGTTGTTCGCTGCCGCTGTCATTGCGGAAACGCACGACACGTTTCACGGGGTCGGGTTCGCGTACTTTCAAAGTGAACGTGGCAACAAACAAAGCATCGTTCCACTTCTTTGAAACATTGAGGGCTTCCCTCAAATATACTTCGTACACCAACGGGCGCGTTGGGTGAATGTCAACCATTAGGCGTGCTGTGCCGTCGGCTTCAAACTGGCTGCAAAAATCGTTCCACTTCTGCACAAAGTCCATTTTGCCGGTACACGGCATCCAGCATTTCAGCGAAATGTCTCGCGGCTGCACACGCTTGTTGTCGAGGTCGACAACCTCGCCGTTGTAGCCTGGCCAATCCTGCGAAAACGGCGTTTTCAATGCCGGTCGGTCTAATAGTCCGTCGCTGCTCTCAACGTATATGCCCCAGGTGTCAACAAACGGCTTGCCGTTTATGGAATATATAAGTTGGTTTGCAGAGGTGATGCTGTCTATAATGTCCTGCTCACTCGCTGCCACGTTGTACACTTTCAGTTCATCGAGGCAACCAAACCCGTTTTCGGTGTTGTATATGTTTTGATTCACGGCCATGCCAACAAGGTTGCTGGCAAGCGTTATTGTGTCAACGAGCTGCGTGTCTTTGTACACTTTCACGGTCAAACCCTCTTTCACGACCGCCCAATACACCCAACTATCGGGCGAAACGCTGTAGTAACGCTGTATGTACTCACCAACGCCGTTGCCATACTGCAAATACAACCCAATGTTGTGGTCTGCGGCGATGTCCGGCTCTGCCGTCTTAATCCATGCCAACAATGTGAAATTGCCGGTAAGGTCAATGTTGCTGTTGGCAATGTCGGCATAGCCGTTGCCGTCGAATTTAATTGCCTTTCCTTGTTTCCCGTCAACAAACGGGCAATCATGCACGGTGGCATTCTTATGGCTCTGCGAATAGTCGTAAGCCGTGGTGCTGCCGTCGCTCTCGTCAAACGGCAAATTCAAAATCAAATTTGTATCTTCCATTATTGCGCGGTGTTAATTGTTATTCTTTCGTTTTCGGGGGTGTCAACCACACGGGCGTTGCCATGCAGAAACACCCGTACTTTTGCGGTGTCCTCGGCGGTGATGCGCACGTCGGCGTTGTCGTAGGCAAACACGGAAACTTTGGCGTTGCCGGTGGCCACGACCTCAATTTGGGCATCATGCTTGGCAAAAACGTGGCCATGCAGCGTTTCACCGGCATAACTGGCTGTGCCGGTGGCGTTGCAAAGGAAACACGCGGTGGGCTGTTCGTCAAACTCCACATCGGGAACGCCGCACGCCAACCAGTCGTTTTGATACCCTCTCGCGTACATTTCCCACATTTCTTGCGGTGGGTAGTCGCGTTTTATGCACCATGTTATGTAACGGCGGTAGTGTTCCAGCAACTCGGCAAGCGATTTGGGGTTCTTTACCCATTTCAACCCCTCTTTGCAAATGCCGGTTCCGTCGGCTGCTGCCACAAGTTCTTTTACAAACTGCTTGTTCATCTTTCGGCGTGTTTAATGGTTACTTGTTTTGGGAAATCGGGCGTGTCGACCACCTGGGCGTTGCCGTGGAGGTACACATACACCCGTGCCGTGTCTGCCGGTCGAATGGTAACACGGGCGTTGTCGTATGCCGACACCATTACAAAGGTTTTCGGCTCGGCATACACGGTAACTTCGGAATTGTGGCGCACAAACACCCTGCCGCGATGTCCTGGGGTGTAGCACGCTTCGCCCTCGCTGCCCAGCACCATAAGCACCTTTTCTTGGTCAACGAACTGCACGCCCTTAACGTCTGCCGCCGCCCAATCATTGCTAAAGCCCTCAAAATGCTCTTTCAGCACCTCAAAGGGTGGGTTGTCATGCTCAACGTGCCAACCGAGGTGGTCGTGGAACTGCTGCAAAATCTCATCAAGGCTGGCGGCGTGCCGGATAATGTCCTTTCCTATGTCGCACATTCCTTTCTGCTTTGCTGCTTTCAAAAGCTGTCTTCTTAACTTGTTCATCGTTCTAATCGTTAATAATGCCGTAGGCGCGTTCATTCGTGTTGTTGATGTCGGCGGTTGTTACCGTTTCCGTAACCAACCCCGTGCGGCGCGACATGGCCGCGAGTATGGTAACGGCTTGTTCCAACCTTGCATCAATGCAGGCAATGTGGGAAAGCTGCCGTGTCATTATGTCTAATTGGCTCTGCTCGATGATTCGGGTGGCGTTGGTGTACCCAGCCAACAAATCAATGCTTTCTTGGCTGGCTCCTTTCAGTGCGCCGCTCAATGTGCCGGACACGTCCTCTTCATCGGGGAACATTTCGTTTAATGCTTCCAGTTGTGAACGGAAAGCGGCGGTGGCATTGGCAAAGTCGGCTTGAAGATTGCTTTTTTCTTGCTCATCGAGCATACCGTCTGCCATTGCGTTTTCAAATGCCTTGTACCACTCCGCTACTGCATCGGCAAGGTACTGTGTTTTCAGCATTTCAATGGCGGCATTCTTCATCAGTTTGTTGGCAATCTTGGCAATTTCTTTGTCAATGTCAGCATTGCTATATCCGTTGGCAAACGCATTGATTAGGGCATCTGTTATCTCGCTTTCAATGTCGGGAATGGTCGTTTGGGTCAAATCCTCTGCCAATGCCTCATAAGCCTGGGCGATTTGTTCCTCAATGTCCTCAATGTGCGAAAGCTGGGCGCGGTAATCGTCTTCGGTGTAATCCGAGCTGCTGCCGTCAATGTCATTGCGTATGGCTTGCAGCTTCTTTTTTTCCTCTTCAAGTTGCTTTTCAAGGTCTTTAATGATTTGCCGCTGCACATCGTAACGCTCATCACTGTATGTGCGTGCCAAAGTGTTTTGCAGCTTCTTTATTGCCAATTCCAAATCGGCAATGGCCTTTTCTGCATTCTTGATGGTGTCGTAGTTCTCGCGGTTGGCATCATCCCACAACTTAATTGCACTTGTAACAAGCGTAATGCCGCCTGCTATGGCTTGCATATAGTTTCCCGATGTAAGTCCGGCGGCAAGGTCGGTGGTTCCCTGGATAACACCCCCTACATCGTCCAAAACCTTTTGTGTCTGTTCATCACCGGCAATGCCGAGTTCTTT